ATGAGTACTAAAAAGAATGGGAAAAAGGAATCAGTAACACTCAGAGAGAAGAAGCTGGCGAATGGGAATATCAGTCTTTATTTGGATGTTTACCGGGATGGGAAGCGAAGCTATGAGTTTCTGAAGCTTTATATAACAAAAGCATCTAATCCACTTGAGAGAGAAGTAAACAGGCAGACACGTGCGACTGCCCAGGCCATTAAAGCCAAACGACAAATTGAACTTCAGAATAATGAATATGGGTTTAATAGCCAATTCAAGTTAGATGCTCCTTTCCTGGAATATTACAGGAAAATGTGTGATGATAGAGCCAAAAACCAGGAAAGTAGATCCAATTATCAGAATTGGTTTAGCTGCTTAAAACATCTCGAAAGATACTGTTCAGAAGATACCACCTTCAGAGACATCACACCGGAATGGATTGAGGGCTTTAAATCATTTCTCAATACCACCGGAAAAGATTTGCATAAATCGAAATATGATGATGGTAAGCTCGTAAAGCCGTTATCCCAAAATTCAAAAGTTTCTTATTTCAATAAGTTGAGGGCTGCAATTAATCAAGCTTTCGACGATAGGATCATTCCAATAAACCCATTAAGAGGGGTAGAGGGGTTCAAGCAAGAAGAGACAGAGCGTGTTTATTTGACCTTTGAAGAGGTGAAAGAGCTTTCAAAAACACCCTGCAGAAATGCAGTGTTGAAAAAAGCTTTTCTGTTCAGTTGCTTGACTGGTTTAAGAAAAAGCGATATCGAGCGGTTGAAATGGGGTAATGTAGAGAACTTCGGGGACTATGTAAGAATCAACTTCAAACAGAAAAAAACAGGTGGCAGGCAGTACCTTGATTTAAGTGATCAGGCTGTTCCATTTATGGGTGAACGTGGTCACGATGATGAACTTGTTTTCTCCGGATTCAAATACTCAGCTTATTTGTTGGTAGAACTCTCAAAATGGTGTATGCAAGCCGGGATAAAGAAAGATGTAACATTTCATACAGGTAGACATACATTTGCAGTTTTAATGATAACTGAGGGGGTGGATCTTTATACCGTTTCAAAGCTTTTAGGACATAAAGAGATATCCACTACTCAAATTTATGCAAAGGTGGTTGATAAAAAGAAGCAGGATGCAGTTAACCGGATTCCGAGCCTGAGTGATGATATAACTGAACCGGTTAAAGATGCTAAAGAATTAAAGATTGTTTTCACAGAAAACAAATAATCTTAAAAGCGGGTAATCATGGAAAAAAACGAAATATTTCAAGAAATAGAAAGGCTAAACACTGATTTATTTTATGGCAGTTCTCACATAAAGGATAACGGAAAAGTAGATCTATTCCCTGATATAGAAAATAAGCCGGAACGTACATTTTCTTTTGAAGTGAACTATTCTTTGTTAAAAAGAGAGCTGGAAAAATTGGATCCCGAAACCAGATATGCAGTAGTTAAAGAGATAGTAGATGGATCTTCTGTTTTTGCGTGTATGAAAATTGACAATGGAGATAGCCCGGAAGAAATTGCAAGATACAAGGATTATATCAAAATGTTGAGATATGAGTACCTGGGAAGCTATGAGGCAAAAGATCAAAAACAGACAGTTGAATCAGTAATTATACCTGAAGAACTGGACACGCCAGAAGCCAGGGAGATATTCAATAAAGCTATTCAGGCGGGGTTTATGAACTCAGATTATAGTTTTAATGGCACAAGGCCCCAAATGGCTTATTTTGCTGAAAAAGCATCTGAATACTTGAAGTTAAAATACAAATGGAAACCATTTATTCAACTTTGGAATTTTAAATATTTTCCGCAAACAAGGCGGGAGTCAATCGATGTTTATGGCTATGTAGACAAACAAGATGAAATAGATATAATATTCATATAGAGATATTTGCAAGTTAATTGATTCCCTATATAGTGCCTATTATAGTGCCTATATAGGGTTTTTTTTATGCCTTACTTTCCAATCTTTGTTTTGCGATCGCGAATCAACAGGCAAGCGCAAGCCTATTAATTCACTTTTTAAAGATTACAAGAAAATGGAAGATATTCAAATTCAATTAGATCGAATTGAGAGAAATACCTTACTGGCTGCAAAGAAAGTATTGACATTTGAAGACGTTGCACTTATTACCGGGTTAAGCCGTTCGTACTTGTACAAGTTGACAAGTACCAACCAGATTCCCCATTATAAACCAAGCGGGAAGCAGCTTTATTTTGACCGTGAAGAGATAGAGAGTTGGTTGAAGCAGAACAGGGTTGAAACAGTTGAGGAAACCGAACGGAAGGCAACAAATTACGTCGTTAGTGGAAGGAGGTAGCCAATTATGAAAGATCCAAAAGAAAGCCCCGCACGGCAGGAACCAGTGCAGGGCGAAATCTCATTTGAACAGGTACAGGACAAAGATATAAATAAAATATATAACTGCCTGAGCAATCGACAGAAAAAAGTCTTTTGCCTTCTTTGTACCGGAAAACAATCAGTAACTGATATTACAATAGCCCTGGGGTACTCAGAACCAAGAAGTTACGTGAGAGACCTGAAAGAAAAGGGTGTCGAGATACGGGATGAATGGATCGATGCCGGTGATGGCGTTCGATTCAAGCGTTATTGGATAGAATCCGAGATGCGAAGTTGCGAAACTTTGTCTTTGGGTGAAATCCTCGATTCACCAGCTTTTAATAATACCAGGTATGGCAGAGGGTAAAAAGACATTTGTTGCGTATGCCAATTGGATGGCAACATTTGAGAAGCTCACAGATGAGGAAGCCGGTAGATTAATAAAGCATCTATTCCGGTATGTGAATGATCTGGATCCTGAGCCACCAGATAGAATGATTGAACTTGTATTTGAGCAATTCAAACAGATATTGAAGGTGGATTTGGATAAGTGGGAGTCTATTCGTGAAAGGAATAAAATCAATGGTACCAAAGGTGGGAGACCCAAAAAAGATAAAGAACCCAAAAAACCCACTGGGTTAATTGGTAACCCAAAAAAACCCAGAAAAGCCGATAATGATAATGATAATGATAATGTAAATGCTAATGCTAATGCATTATCTAAAGATAATAGAACCCCATTTGATTTAGTAGTTCAGGATTGGTTTGAATATAAAAAAGAGAGAAAGGAATCGTATAAATCGGAAAAGAGCAAAATGGCATTTATTGCTAAGCTAAAAAATATTTCTGGAAACAACGCCAAAGTGGCGAGGTTGATCATCGAGCAATCAATGGCGAATAACTGGGCAGGAATTTTTGAATTAAAGAACAAAATAAATGGATCAGAAAAAGAATCAAATATCGTTGACATATAAAACACTTTCTGATCGGGTACCACCAAACGCGCCTGAACTTGAAAGGGCTGTTTTGGGTGCATTATTCACAGAAAGCAATGCAATACACAGGATTGATTTGAATGCAGATGACTTCTACAATCTGAATAATAGAACAATCTATGCAGCTATTGAATCATTGACACGGTTACGAAGGCCGGTTGATCTCCTCACAGTCCGTGAAGTATTGCAATCCACAAAAACACTCGAGCTGGCCGGAGGTGATGGTTATCTCATTGACATTTCAGATAGCATTGCTTCAGCATCACATATCGAGTTTCACGCTGCAATACTGAGACAAAAGGCGATTGCCCGGAAGCTGATCATTCAGTCGCAGAATGTTCTACAAAAGGCACACGATGAAAGCCAGGACATTCAGGATGTAATTGAATATTTAGAACGAAGCTTCACGGAAATAAGATCCGGAGGTGCAGCAAGTGAGTATCTGGATATGAAGTCAGCCATAAAGCGAACCATTGAGTACCTGACCACCATACAGGGCAAAAGAGAACAGGGGGAAGCTGTTACCATCCCTACCGGCTTAAAAGCACTTGATGACCGTTTGAATGGTGGATGGAGCGCACCGGACCTGATCATACTGGGAGGAAGGCCATCGATGGGTAAAACACAGTTTGCTCTTCATTTTGCCAAAGCAGCATCGGAAGCGGAGAAGCATTGTTTATTCGTATCAATTGAAATGACAGCAGAGCAGTTGATCATGCGAATGCTCACAGAGGATGAGAGATTGAACCTTTACGACATGAAAACCGGCCAGCTGGGGAGGGATGAGTGGATCTGTATTGATGAGAATATCCGGGAAATAGAAAACAACAAACTCTTCATTGCTGACAGTTACCATATCCGGTACCTGAATAGTATCAAATCACTTGCAAGAAAATTGCATCGTACTGACCAGCTGGATCTATTGATTATTGACTATCTGCAGCTGATCAAAACAAATCAAACTTTTGGTACCAGGGATTTGGAGATAGGTTACATCACCGGTGAACTGAAAAGCCTGGCCAAAGAACTCAATACTCCTGTTATTCTGCTGGCCCAATTGAGCAGACCACCAAAGGGAACAAAAATTCAGGTACCGGTTTTGTCCGATCTAAGAGAATCCGGGAACATTGAACAGGATGCTGACAAAGTTATCTTTCCACACAGGCCATCCTACTATGATTCCGCAGCAACAGAGAGCAATGGCCGGAGTTGGAAGAACAGGGGTGTTCTGATCATCGGAAAGGACCGGGAAGGAGTCAAAGATGAAAAGGTATATTTCCAGACAGATGACCGGTTTAAAAAGATATTTGATGAAAATTACTTACCACAGGAGAAAACTGAAACACCACCATTTTAAATAACAGATTATGAAGATAATAGAACAAATTAACGAGCAGATACAATTAATAGAGAGAGTTGAACGGATTAAAGAAGTATTAAAAAACCCCAACTTTAAAATTAATTGGGAAACCGATATCGAGAAGATGGATTTCCAAAAACTAAGAACACCTATTAGCTTTGGCAGATTTAAATCAACTATAAGGTTGGAGCAAATAAACCCGTGTGAAGTAAGAAATTCGTATGCAGAAGGTAACGGGTTATTTTCATACGATTTGCCAAACACTTTAAATCTACTTGAATTAATGGTAAGTGGAGAAAGGATTATTCCGCCAATCTTTTACGATCTATATAAACTTATTGATGGTGAAAAGATGGCCGTTGAAGGTCTTACTATGCATGATGGCTCACACCGTTTATGGGTTTCATCTCAACTCAATTTAGAAGAAATTCCAATTCTAAGATTTGATAAGGTACAAGACTACTGTTTTACGCCAAACAAATGGAAGTTTGAATGCCCGGAAGAAAGTAGATTAGTCGTTAAATCGATTATAGGAAACAGTGAGTATGTTTTTGATACAAATAAGATAATTATTTATGAAATGAATATAAGCCATTTGTGTATAGTAGAACCCTAATAGATAGAATCCAAAACAAGCCATTTTAAGGCCGTTTAAGAGGCGATAATGTTTTTATGAGCAACGGAAAGGGAACACACTCAATCCTCTCAAATTGGCGAAGCAGTGAAGCCAGGCGGGCGAAAACAGAATAATACTACATTACAACAATGGAAAGTGAAAGAATAAACAATTTTGACAAACAGCACATCAATCGGATGCTGTTACAGGAACAGCAGGTGAATGCACTGTTTCAACAGTTAATCCGGATGGTGGCACCTGAGTTGCGGAAATGGACCGATGCAGGCAATAAAAACAGTGTGTGGATCCGTAACGCTGGAGTTGAAAACAAGATCAACAGGATCCTGAATGATTTCCGTATTGCACTCGAGAAGTTCATCAAAGAGAACCAGGAGAAGGCCTGGATGTCTGCCATTGATAAGAATGATCTGATTGTTGAGCAATTCATCAAGGGGATGGCATTGTCTTCCATTGTAAAAGAGGGAATGTTTTCCCGGAACCTGGAAGCATTGAAAGCACTTCAAAACAGGATCGATGACGGAATGAACCTTTCAAAAAGAGTGTGGGATATCTCAAAACAGACGAAAGGTCATATTGAACTGTTTCTTGAATCCGGATTATCAACCGGTCGAAGTGCTGAGGCAATTGGCCGTGATTTCAGACAATTGCTCAATGATCCAAACAAGCGCTTCAGGAGGATCCGGGATGAAGAGGGCAAACTGGTATTATCTCAGCCAATGAAAGACTATAACCCTGGCCGGGGTGTGTACAGGTCCTCCCGCATGAATGCGCTTCGTGTGGCCAGCACCGAAACGAATATGGGGTACCGTATGAGCGATGCAGAAAGGTGGAAGCAGCTTGATTTTATCCTGGGTTACGAAGTAAAAAGATCTGCTAATGCTCATCCCTGTGTGATCTGTGATTCCCTGAAAGGTAAATATCCAAGAAATTTTATCTTTCCATCTTGGCACCCGTTCTGCATTTGTTTTGCCGTACCGGTTGTGATGGAACATGATGATTTTGCGGATTACTTACTGAGCGATACCATCCCGGAAGAAAAGCTGATCAAGGATATTCCGGCCAATGCAAGAGACTGGGTGTCGGGGTATATGGGTAAGAATCCGAAAGCCGGTTCACCTTACTTCGTAAAGTACAACAAACAGTTTTTCGCAAAGTAACAAGAGATTCCAAGAAAATATTTAAATAGTTACATTTTACATACAGATAAACTGAATTATAAATTTCAAAATGAAAGAAAGCTATGACAACAGAAGAATTAAAAGCTGAAGCGCTGATAGTAAAGAATGCGATTGCGGAGTTTTTTGAAGCACCAAATTCAACGAAACCGGTTATCGAGAAGCTCAAAGCGTACCAACAGGAAAATCGGAGATCCGCTCTTCGTTACGAGGTAACAGATCTGAATGGCCCTGCAGGTCGTGCAAGAAATGAAGTCCTGGTTATGAATGGTGGTAACTTCGTGGAAGAATATGAGGCAATGGTGCAACTCATTCATGAGTTCACTCAGTTATGCGATGAGATTCAGTTGATCCCGGAAGAAGTTGATCCAATTTCATAAATTCGAATCTTATGACAGAAGAAGAACTGGATAAACTCTCAGTTGAAGAGTGGATCAAAATGATGGATCAAAATGAGAGAGTGAGTCATGCGGTGGACCTGGACCTGGATACAGATGGGGAGGGAAGCAGCAATGATGATTTTGGTACAATTGATCTGTTCAAAGATTAACGATTTGAAAATTAAAGAAATATGAAAAAAGGAGTAATTAAACCTTTATTGGTTGACTTTGAAGAATATGAGTATCGAGGAGATCTCCATAAATTGGAAGAACGGATCATCAAACCACACGGTAAGAAGATCGAAAATGCTTTTGAGGCTACTGGCCTGGGAAAGCTCAGCAATGATTATCTTCAGGGTATAATGAAAGGAGATCTTACCGGTATCCGGAAAGAAATTACTGATATGATCTCAAAAGTTCTAGATCCTGAATATTTGAGCAACGAGATTGCAAACAATGTAAACGGCAAAATGGAAAGCCTGGAACATGAAACAAGGGATCTTCTTTCAACCATTGATATGAGTGGTGTCGCCTACCTGGTTTACTATATCTCAGTGAGTGATACCGGTGAGATATCTGTTTCAGATGAGGCGAAAGAAAGCCTGAGGGATTACCACAGCACGTTTGTTACCACTGAAGAGGGGATCAACCGTTACAATCTCCATAAGGCAGCAGCGGAGGCGATAAACACTTTTGCGGATGAAATGGGTGATCTATTAGGCTATTCTGAACCACTTGAAGCTTTCGGTTATGAAAATGGAAGAGTTGTCCCAAGATCCAATCGCTACGAATAGTACCAGAACCATCTTAGAACTCATAAAATTGCCCATCGATGAATTAACCGATGAAGAGATTGTAAGAGTTCTAAGAGACAAATTTCAATCCCGGTTTGCATTGATCGCGTATGAATCAGATAATGAGTATTTGTTTCTCTCAGCTTACAAGGGTAAAGGAAAGAGTATGATTAAAAATTTACAAATCGCCTGGGAAGAAAAATTCGGTCACATTGAAGTTTTATGAATATGACAAAGCTCACACCTAAACAAGAAAATTTCTGCAATTACTACATTGAGACCGGTAACGCCTCAGAAGCTTACAGGCGTGCCTATTCGTGTGGTAATATGGCACCTGATACAATCAACCGGAAAGCAGCTGAACTCTTTAATAACGGCAAGATTACGGCAAGGGTGAGCCAACTTCAGGCAGTTCTCCAGGAACGATCAGATATCTCCAAAGATGAAGCGGTCAAAGAGCTGACAAACATTGTGAGATGTCGTGTTACTGATGTCCTGAACGCAAAAGGTAAAACGGTAACCATCAAAAAGCTTGAAGATCTACCTGATGGTGTTGTAGCTTGCATTTCCTCAATAAAGAGTGCCAGGGGTACCGTTGAGGTAAAGTTTTATGATAAGATACAAGCAATCGACCGGTTATGCAAGATGTTGGGGTGGGATGATCCTTTCCGGGTGAATCTTCAGGGATCAGTCAATACCAGTTTTCTTGAACAGATGAGCAATGAGGAGTTGGAAGAATTTATCAGAAGCGAAACTGATAGACAGGGTTTTAATAAACCACCTAAAGAATAAACCATTATGGACAAAAAAATAAACAATGAAGCTATCAGTGAGATAGAACGGTTTGAATCGATTGCAGAGGCATATGAAGCCGGGAAGCGTGCCGGGATGATAGAGGGGTATCTGCGTGCCACAGAAAGCATACAGGCGACCATTCCCCGCCTTCAGGCAATGTTTATAAAGAAGGTTCACGGGGTTGCCGAGCAGCCTGATAAAGAATGACTAATTCTTTTTTTTAAATATCATATGTTTTTTTTTGAGGATCCTCATTCCGGGGATCCTTTTTTTTGAATAACTAAGTTAAATCAGTGCTTTATTAACTTAATTTCATAGTTAATAAACTATAAAATCAGAGATAAAAACACATATTTTTAAAAGGCATTAATTCAAGTGTTTAATCTGTAAAAAATGTTTTCGGTACTCTTATAATCTTTATTATGTTTAAATGTGGTGCTTATTTGGCAAATTTTCAAAAGAGTAATTAGCACTTAATAAATCTTTAAGTCGCTATTGTAAAGTTATTCATCAGACCCTACATAAAAATTTTTTTAAGAGCTATATCGTCAAAGGATTCCATTGGCACCGTTTCTTGAAATCATTAAACGGAAATTAAAAAGAGTGAGATAACAAGCATGATGATACTCCTGACGGTATAACAATCCTGGCCGAATACGTAGAGGATATTGGACTATACAGAACAATGAACAAGAAGACAGTGGATAGGAGGGCGGTAATATAATAAACTATTCTATCTCAAGAGTCTTTTTTTTAGTTCCAAAATTCTCAATAATGAGCTTATAAGCTTCTTGGGGGATTTTTACATTCGCATTAGCATCAGTAGGATAACCATTCTTATTTAAAAAATCAGCAACTGCATTGATACTTAGATTAAAGGTTTTTGCTCCTTTTATGAGCCTGATCCCCCCAACATAGAAATTTGAACGTTCAATAAAAAAGCTATTAATATATTGTTGCATATTTTTCAACTCTTCTAATTGCCCTATGATATATTCATCTTTGCCTTCAGTTGCTGTTTCTTTAAATTTAAAATCTCTTTGAGCTCGATATATAGGATTATCAAACTCCGGGTTATCAAAATTTATTGAAGAAATGGACGATCTCAAATCTTTTTGAAGTTTTGGAACACCTCTCATGTCATTAGTGTAGAAGATTGTTCTTTCAGTCGTAATGTCAAAAGGCAGTTTTGTGCCGAATTCAGCAATTGTAATTACTGGTTTAGCAGTTGAATGTCGAACTGCTAATTCATACATAACATTTGGATTTAATTCCGTGAGATTAGCAACGACCAAATCATGATTTAATATACATTCTAAAATTTGCTTTGTAATAGATCCAGGTTTTGGCATTCTATGCGGAACAAATAGATCAAAATCTAATGCTTCGAAGATTGGAATTATTGATTCAATTACACCTTCTGCCTTATCTCTCGTTTCAGAACTTTCATCACCAATTGGGGTAATTATGAAACACTTCCTTTTCATTTTTTAAATTTTACGGTTTGCCCTCGTTCGTGTAGCGAGGGGTTTTTCTTGATAATCTGATAATTGTATTTCAACTTCGTCAAAAAGTCCCGAAATTTGATGCTAGTAAAGAAAAATAATAGTAATAATCATTTTTCTTAATAGAATAAATGAATATTATTTATATTTGCATGAATATTCAAATTTACCAATTGAATTCATACCATTCAAAATGTTAAAGTTTGGATTTAATTTTTCTAATAAAAAAAACATCTGTACTTTTGTATAGCAATTACTAAACATTTCATGTCGAGATTTGTTTTAAAAGAGATTGAAGCCATAAAGGGAAGTAAATATGATTTCTATAAATTGGAGATGGATGGGACCTGTGACTTTGATGAATTCGAGAATGATATTTACTCAAAAAAGCGATATGTCTCTGAATTTAAAACACTCATTTCATATGCACAAATATTTGCAGACGGAGCAAGACTCCCAGACAAAAAACTAGCCCCAATATATTTAAAAATAAACGATGTATCAGCCTTTGAGTTTAAAAGCAAACATTTGAGAATTTACTTTTTTTGCACGAATAGTAACCCCAACAGGATCGTTGCGTTGTGTGGCTACAAAAACAGACAGAAATCAGATATCTCTAGCTTCATCGGTATAATTAAAAGATATTTAAATGATTAAATAGTCATGGATAGGAAAGAACTTCTAAATAGTAAAGAGTATTGGCTCTCTAAAATTCAAATTGATCTATTCAACCAAGTAAGCAACTATTTAGAAACAAATAACATGAATAGATCTGAATTGGCGAAAAGACTTGGAGTAACTAAAGGTTACATTAGCCAGATACTTAATGGCGATTCCGACCATAGGATTTCTAAAATAGTAGAATTGTCCTTAGCCATAGGCCTAATTCCTGACATAAGGTTTAGAAACCTGGAGGAGTATTTAAAAACTGATGAAAAATGTATAAATAAGGATGAGCAGGAATTCATGGAATCTGTGCAAGCAATGTATAAGAGAGGATATATGCCATTCAAACAAGGAGGATTGTATACAGACAATTTACAAGTTTTAGATTATTCTGAAGAAACAAATTCATCATTAAGTGCATAAAATGATTGCGAAAAGTTCAAAATTAATTTTACTATCAACAGATATTCTAGAGAGCAATATTGTCTTTCATCCGAATTCTCAAAAGGCCGAAGACATAATTAATAAAATGGCTGAAGTACCTGTTAATATCGACTTTGATATTAAAACTAACGATGAAGGTTTACATTATGTCTTTGCAACTATAGAGATAAATAATGAAGAAACTGCCGATTTTGGTTATAGTATAAATGTGACGGGAGCATCAGTCTTTGAATTTGAAGAAGGTATATCTGAAAAAGAGAAGAATGATTTGATTCCCTCTGGTGTAAATATTGCAATAACAAATTTGAGGGCATACATAAAAGCAGTGACATCATACTATCCTTTAGGTTCTTTTAGTTTTCACTCTATCGATATGAATGTGTTATTTGAAGCAAAAGCGAATGAAAAAAGAACAACAAACAAAGAATGAACTATTACATATCATTATTTCAAATAAAACCTCATTTCGTCAATCGCCTCTTTCACACTCCGGACAATCACATACTTGCTCCCGCAACTTTCAGCCTGTTTTTGGAACTCTTTTTGATCATCTGACTGTTTCCCCGTCTTTTTCTTAAACTCAAGGCAGAGAAGCCCTAATCACTCCAATTCCCCAAATATCTTGTTTGCAGGTACCATATTGTGAATATCGAGCATCCGGCTGGCTGTCTCAAGTTCTGTTCTCTTGAAGTACACCTTTGCCTTTTTTGGATTTCCAGTCGGGTAGCCAACGATCCACCTTTTCTTGCGCCATTCATCAATCAATCTTCTTCCATACTTTTTTCTGGCCTGAGCTTCTGTAACCACCTCTGATGTGAGTCCTAGCCGGCTGAGCGTATTATATACTCCAATTTCTACTGCTTTAATAATGATCTGTTCAATTGTATTATCATCCATAACGGTTAGAGTTTAATAGTTTTGCGAGTTGGGTTTGTTTATTAAAACCTGACCAACGCTTTAGCCAGGTCGTTAAAGCGATTCATCAATCGAACAGATCATATTTCATTCAGCTGTGTGATTGCCGGTGTGACTCCTGCAGATCCGTTCCAATTGATTAAATGATTCAATCCGGTGTGTTACCCCATTGATAATAATAATGCCGGAAATCGGCTCTTTTCGGGCAAATAATTCTGTGATTGGTACCTCCAAAGCTTCGGCAATTTTTACCAGGGTGTTTACGGTAGTATTGCCATAGATGGCTTTTGATAGTCCAACTTCACTCATACCTATTTTTTTGGCCAATTCTTTTTGGGTTATACCCATTTCTGTGCAAATTTCTGATACTCTTAGTCTCATAATATAAGAATTTTCTTTCTGCAAAGATATATTATTTTATTTCTTATATATAACTGTGAGGATAATAAAATTATCTTACTGAAATTATTAGTTTAATTATTACGTTATTTTAACTAAGTAAATGTAATGCTTAATTAAATATATAGTTATATTTGCGAACTGAAATATAAGAGTGAGTTTAATTTTGTTATTAACACGGTCGTTTACCCGGCCATTAAAACATCAAACGCTTATGAACAATTTTAAAAGATCAAAGTCTGAGACGGCAAAATTACCAGACACAAAAACACCACCCTCTTTTTTAATAACTATTTGCAAAACAGATGTAATCAACCACGTGAGAGATGGATATAAGAGATGGCACAACTATGCTGTTTACCATAACCAGAACAATGGAAAAAAGGCCACAAAGATACTGAATGAAGTTATCTATGATGTACTTCAGGATCCCGCTGAACATCTTTCTGAATTACTTCATACAGTGGCCGGCCAGTACACTGAACTTGATATGCTGGTACTTCAGACAATTAAAGACAAATCAACAAACAATCCAAAAAACTAAAACAGTATGAGTGCATTAAAATTTACACCGGAACAAATGAGAGACGTGAAACTCAGTGATGGAACAAAAGAGTATCTGGTAGCCTACAAAGGTACAGAAGAAGCGACTAATATCGTATATGAACAAGTTGAGGAGATGTGGGGTATCGACCAGGCACAAGAAATGATTAAGCCTGTATTTGATGCAGTAAGTAGCTTGCAAGGGGAGATCCTGAAGCTTATGATGAAGCATATTGATGAAAAACTGGGTACAGTAGTATGTACAGAAATATAATACTGGTTATTATGATACATAGATTCAAAGGGAGTTTCTTTTCTGTTGCTGATTCAGCGGATATCCGTAAAGGTGATCTAGTTTTAGTTGATGGAATTGTCGGAGAACTGATATCTGAATATGATCATTATTACCTGGAACTAATTGTTGAGGGCGGTGTATGTCATTCTGTAATCGGATTTACTGAAGTCAGGAAATTGAAAAGATTGAGTTACAAACTCTCTATGCCAGTACCTGCTTTTTCGTATTGAGTATTAATCACTAATTATATTTGAAAGTATGGACAAAAGAGAGAATTTACCTCAGGTTGTGAAAGAGATCACCTACGGTTCAGATACAAAATTCAAAACGGTTAATTACAGCATCCGGCACGGTGGTAAGTGTATTCTGTTGAGCCGTAAGAACTTGTTTAATCTTTACGCCTCGATAGCAGATTTATTTCATGATGAAGAAGTAGAAGCCGATAAGGTTGAGATGAAAGAGTGAATGAGAAAGGTTATTCACCAATTGATTGAGCGGGGTAACACCCGCTTTTTTTTGTATCAAAAGGTTACCAGGTATATTTTAAAGTACATTTCAATTCAACGATATTCCATCCAACAGGAATTATTGATCCCCGGCTCTTAGAATAGTGCTGGGGATTCTATATTTTTTGAGTAGACAACTATTAAACCCTGAAATCATGATAACTGATAAAGATGTAAGAAGTTATATTACAAAGCGATATGAAAGGTGGCTGGATTACTCGAGGTATCATTGTGCAATGCAAGGGATGGCCGGTGAAGAGGTAGACCTGCTAAACGAAGTAATGATAAATCTATTGGAAAAGTCGGAAGGGAAGCTCTTAGAGCTTTACAACAAAAAACATAAGCAATACCGTGAACTGGACTACTTCGTTTTGAGAATGATCAAGATGAATGCCACATCAGATACGGCCCCATACCGGCATAAATATAAACCAATCCCGGTTGATGCAAATATAAATTACTCCCAGCTCGAGATCGAGGACCTTGTAGAAGATGAAAAGGATAGAGCCGGGGTGATCCTTGAGAAAACAAGAATCATAAGAGAAGCGGTTGAGAGCTTTGAGGATTATATGGATCCTGTAGATCTTGAAGCATTTTATTTCCGTTACTTTGACGGTGAATTAGGAACAAACTGGAGAGGGGAAAGCAGTAAAATATGTTACGATCGCAGTTACAAGGTTTTGACATCAGTGAGAGAATATGTGAAGAATTACGACACCAGGAGACTGAAAGTAAAAACAATTTGGTATAACTTTGCTGGGTAACGAGTTAGAAGGATAACATTAGGAGAACCATAATACATTTAATAATGGAAAGATTACGTTAAGGATACAAATGTGTTTTGTTGAATATTTCACAATAATCGGAGATTAATCATTTTCCTCAGTTGAAGTCAAATTGGAAAACATTGCTCTTAGATTATAACAATGGTCATATACAATGTTATAAGTATCGTATAGAAGAATAAAGAATATTTATATGATCTTCAGTATTATATAAACGAAATAAACAAAGAACAAAACAACGATTTTAACGTTATATAATTGCATTATTACAAATATATTGTACTTTTGCAGAGTAAAGATATATCGAATAAACGCAATACGGCATTTAACCCATATAAATCAATATTGACAAAGCATAAATATATAAATATATATATGACATACAACGCATTAGATATCGCAAAATCAATTATTCTCTGCACAGATGTAGAGAGAGGGGATACTATTTCAAATTTAAAACTGCAGAAATTATTGTATTATCTGCAAGGATATTGGCTAGTTATTTTTAATAAGCCTTTATTTGAAGAGGATATTGAAGCTTGGATGTATGGGCCAGTTGTCCCTTCTGTATATGAGTATTTCAAAGGATATGGTTCCCGTGCTATTATGCCAGATGATGTTTCTGAAACTGAAGAATTATCATTTGATGAAGATGAAGGTGATTTATTTGTTAATGTGTTAGAAGAATATGGACAATTCTCCGCAGTTAAACTTATGGAAATGACACACAGTGAACTACCTTGGAAATCTGTAGCAACTGGCAAAGGGAATGTTATATCTCATGACTCATTAGTAAAATATTTTTCAACACAAGTGGAGAATGTGTAGAAGAAGGCTAAAGAAAAAGAATGTTAAACCCGAAATAAGCAAGAAGCCGGAGATAGATTATCCGGTTTTTTGCTTTAAACACTTACAAGAAGTTTCATTCAAAGGTTGTAAAGACTGGAAATATATGAACGATTTTATATATCGTTTATCGAAGCTCTGCCAGTTAAGCTGGAATCAAATATTAACAACCCAAAAACATGGTTTTGGAACCGAAAATATCCCTGTTGAACAGATTAAAGTATATCTTCCTCCAATAATTTCACCTGATGTAAAAAATTTATTGGTATTTAGATCCAATGGAGATAATCGTCCCTTTTTAGGTTTTCGTAATGGGAATATTTTCCATGTTATATTCATTGAGGCCAATTTTGGTGATATTTACAACCATAATTAG